ATGCTCTGGCACGGCGTGGAACTGGCCTACGCCAAAATGCTATGGGCACAGCGGATCATGTTTGTTCAGGGCAAAAATGACACGACACGCGAACTGAAACGAGTAAAGGAAGGCGGCAAGCTGAGTGAGCGTGAATGGGAGCTGCAATTCGCCTGGGATAAAGAAGCTGCCCAGCTGAAGGCGTTCGCGACGATCAACAAGGAACTGCGCTCTGCGATCAAGCAGTTCCTTGCTGCAGCCCCCGAGAACGACGAGCGCCGCGCGAAGCTCGAACTCATGCAGGCGCAGGTCGCGAAGGTGCGGGCGGAGACGGAAGAGATCAAGCGCAAGGCTGCCGAGAACGACCAGGGCGAGGCCGGCGACGACGGTTTCATAGACGCCCTGCGCGGCAAAGCGGCGGAGGTGTGGGACGATGGCGAGCCGAACGACGAGGAAGCTTAAACCCACGTTTCGCTGGCAGCCATTCAGTCCGAAGCAGTTGAAGGTGCTGACGTGGTGGATGCCGGAGAGTCCGCACCATGACAAAGACGCGATCATCTGTGACGGGTCCGTCCGCGCCGGGAAAACAGCGTCAATGTCGTTCAGCTATGTCGTCTGGGCTATGGAGACGTTCAACGGCCAGCAGCTCGGTATGGCCGGCAAGACGATCGGTGCGCTGCGTCGCAATGTGATCGGACCGCTGAAGCAGATGCTGACGAGCCGTGGCTACCATGTGCGAGATCATAGAGCGGACAATCTGCTGACCATCTCGCGCGGCGGAAAGGTCAACGATTTCTATCTCTTCGGCGGCAAGGACGAGCGCTCGCAGGATCTGATTCAGGGTATCACCCTCGCCGGCATGTTCTTCGACGAGGTCGCGCTGATGCCGCAGTCGTTCGTCAACCAGGCAACGGCGCGCTGTAGCGTGGACGGCGCGAAGCTGTGGTTCAACTGTAACCCGGCTGGCCCCTATCACTGGTTCAAGCTCGATTGGTTGGACAAACTGGACGACAAACGCGCCCTGCATTTGCATTTCACCATGGACGACAACCCGAGCCTGTCGGAGCGCGTGAAAGAGCGGTACCTCCGGATGTACTCCGGCATATTCTTCAAGCGCTACATTCTCGGCTTGTGGGTGATGGCAGAGGGTGTCATCTACGATATGTTCGACTCTACGCCCGGCGGGAAGCATATCGTTCCTACTGTTGATCGGCCTTACACTGAGTATTACATTTCCGTCGACTATGGCACCAAAAACCCGACGACATTCGGTCTTTGGGGCAAGTATGACGCCAAGTGGTACAAGGTTAAGGAATACCACTATGACGGGCGCGCTAACGGCCGGCAAAAGACGGACGAAGAGTATTGCGACGATCTGGAGGCGTTTGCCGGGGACTTGTACATCCACGCGGTTGTTATCGACCCGTCAGCAGCATCGTTCATTGCGGCGATCGATAAGCGAGGCCGTTTTTACGTCGAGCCTGCAAATAACGACGTAGTCAACGGCATCCGCAACGTAGCGACAGCGCTACAGCGGGAGTTGATCGCATACAACGATTGCTGCACCGAGACATTCCGCGAGTTTTCATCCTATATTTGGGACGAGAAGGCGGCGAAACGCGGCGAGGACAAGCCGCTGAAAGAGAACGATCACCAAATGGACGCGGATCGCTATTTTGTCCATACGATTCTGTTCCGCGGCGAAATGCCTTACAGCAGCCAGCGGCCGGCGGGCTGGTAATGTGGTAAAATACCGAAAAGGAGGCGTTGCAGTTGGGTTTCAGGAACAAGTTCATCATTCAAGTTAATTCATCTGCTGTCGGATTTGTTCTCTCCGAACTGGGGAAGAAGGGGATAATTAAAGCAGATGCGACACTCTGGCCGAATCAATATATTTATTGGACGAATTTGGCTGAAGACAAACTTCCTCTCTCGCATCAATATGTAGAGGTCATTCGGTCTGGGGTGGAAGAAAAGGAAGAACGTTGTTGCATACGATGCCGGAATTATAAGTTCGATGACGATCTCGAAATTAGTAGGAGTTGTGCGATCAAATCGGAACACTTTTCGTATATCGAAACGACTCGAAACTTACCGTGTTTTGAACTCGAAACTGTTTGATGAAAGTCGCTCAATTGAGCGGCTTTTTCTTTTGCCGAAAGGGGTGATTCCTCTGACCATCCAATACGCACGCAAGCAGTTCCCTCCACCACCGTTCGACATCGAAGTCGCCGAAGCCAATTTCCACCGCAAGTTGTACGACGGCGACCACGCGGACATCTTCCCTCGGGCGCGGCACGCGGGGAAAGACAAACGATACCGCTGGCGCCGGAAGTCACTGAAGGAATGGGAACAGGTCACAGAGGTCGTAGAGAGTGGCGTTCCGTATATCGTCGTCAATTTCTGCAGCCTGATCGCGGAGCTTCCGGCCGACCTAATCAACCGCTCACTCGGGAACATTTCAGCCGATTCGGAGGATCAGCCCGAACTCGATTTTGTGTCCGGTGTCGTCGAGGCATCGAAGGTCAACGACGGGATATGGGCGGCCATCACGCAACACCAGGTCGACGGCATGATTGCGTACCGCGTGCGCCGGGAACCTGTGCGAAATAAGGTCTGGTTCGAATGGATTCTTCGCGACAAGTTTCTGCCGCACGATGATGACCTGGGCGCCGACATCGCGTGGATTGAAGAACGAGGCGAGGACGACAACAAGAAGCAATTCCTGCGCGTCGAACGCCAGCGCCTGACGGAAACCGGATTGACCATGCAGCAAATGGTATTCCGCATGGATGGCGACAGCGTAGGCGAAGAGATGGACGTGCAGGAGTACGCCCGCGAATACAACGTAGAAATCCCGGAGGATGTAGAGCTTCCAGGTGTGACCGAACTCATGTGCGGTATGGTGACGAACGAAGCCACGCTGCGGCATCCGCGTGGCCGTTCTGCGTTGCGTAATGTTGTCGAGCTCCAGGAAGAGATCAACTGGACGATCACTCGAGACGCGGTCATCTTTGAAAAGCACGGCAAGCCGAAACTTGCGATTCCTCGGGCGCTGTGGAATACAGTGGCGGAAACGAACAACGCACACTATGGACAGCGGTTCGTTCGGAACGCTGATCTCGAAGTCGTCAGCTATGACGAGAACAAAGGCGCTGTGCCGCAATACATCACCTGGGACGCGAAGACGCAGCAATCGTTCGAACATGTGACGCGGCTGATCAAGTACATGCTCGCTATCACAAAGACATCTCCGCAGGCTGCAGGGCTTGAGAATGGCACGGGACAGTCGGCAATAGCGCTGCTGTACCTGTGGATTCAAAGCGTGATCAAAGCTGAAGCGATCCGCGACAAGTTCGACGTGGCTATCAAGGATGCTATCCGCAAGTGCATCATCCTCGAAAACACGCTCGGAGGCACACAGTACGAGGTAAAGGCGCCGGTCATCGAGTGGGGCGACATGCTGCCAAAGGCCGAGGCTGAGCAGAACAAGGAAGAGCGGGCAAACTACGAAGCCGGCGTGCAATCGCTCGAGACAACGGTTCGCCGCCTGCACCCGGATTGGTCGGAAGAGGCGATCGAGGAGGAAATCCGCAAGATCCAGGACGAAAAGGCAGTCGATTCGCTGAACCCGACATACACACAGCCGCCGCGGGTGACGCTGTGACATGGCGACGACGGCAGATCAAATCATCGCTCTCTACGTCCGCGCGGATGAGCGACTGCGCGAGTTGATCCAGTCGCTTGAGGATGGATCGATATCGCAGCGGCGGAAGCAAGAACTGCTCCGTCAGGTCGAAGCGATCATCTCCGAACTGACCGGACAGGCCGGGCAGGAGATGGCGCAGCTGCTCGGCAGCTCGTACCACGCCGGCGCCGCAGAAGCCGTATCGAGCATGATTCGGGCTGGTTTGGCTGCGGAAAAGATCAATACGACGCTCAGGCCGCTCATCCACCAGCGCGCCGCGCAGGCGATCATGGACGAGGCGTTTTACTCGATCCTTGAGGCCAGCGACAACATGAGCGCGGACGCGAAGCGGCGCATCGAGGAGGCTGTCAGGAGGGCGAACGAGCGGTCGCTGCTGACCGGTACGAGCCGCCGGGAGGCGACGCATCAGGCCGTCGCCGAGCTGAACCAGCAGGGCATCACCGGCATCGTCACGAAGAACGGCGCCCGGGTGCCGGCTGACAAGTACATGGCCGGGGTAATCCATTACCACCAGCGCAAGGCGCATGTCACCGGCTCCGAGAACATGGCCGTCCAGAATGGCATTGATCTCGTGTACGTCAATTCCGTCGGCATCACGTGCGAGTATTGCGCCAAATACCAGGGCCGCGTGTACTCGATCAGCGGCAATGACCCGAGGTTTCCGAAACTGGAGCAGCGGCCGCCGTATCACTCCCACTGCGTCCACTCGCTGACGCCGTGGATCGAAGAGCTGACGCCTCCGGACGAGGTCAAGCGCATGATTGAGCAGTCTAACCGGCCGTTCGTCGACAACCGCACGGAAGCGAACATCCAGAGGTACAACGAGTTGCAGCGCGAGAAGTCGCGAAAGAACGCGACGCGGAAGCAATGGATCCGGTACAAAGCGGTGCTGCCTAACGATACGCCGAGCTTGAAGCAATTCGCGAACATGAAGGCGCGGAACACGAAATCGTACCGGGAGCTGCAGGAAGCTTACCGGCAGGTTAATGCGGAAATCCGAAAGGAGGGAGCGACTTGAATCCAGTCATTTATACGGAGGACGAGCTTCGTGCCAAGTGCGCGGAGTGGCAAAAGATTCTGCGGCTGCAGGATTGGGATGTTCGCGTTTCGATTGTTCGCGAAAATCAAATGCTGACGAAGGAATCGAACGCAGAGATCAACGTCAATGTGCAGCATAAACTCGCGCGTTTGAGAGTGATCGATCCTATCGACTACCATCCTGACAATTTGAATCCGCAGGATATGGAGAAATCCCTGGTTCATGAGTTGTTGCACATTCATCTTTGGCAGTTCACAGAGGAACTTGAAGGAGCGCTGCAGGACGCAGAAGAACAAGCCTTGAACATGATAACGGATGCGCTAATCAAACTATATCGCAAGTAAAGGTCGCTCAATTGAGCGGCTTTTTCTTTTGTCCTAACCGTTGCATGACGTTAAACTGCGATCGAGGAATCAGCCGACCCAGGCTTAAAAACGGAGGTCAAAACCATGTTCGAAACCATAAGAAGACCCTTTCTGCTTCCGCTCGATCTGCAACTGTTCGCCGAAGATGGGGGCGGCTCCGGCGGCTCCGGCGGCGGCAATGGTGGCGGTGATGGTGACGGGGCGAAAGGCGGAGGCGCTGGCGACGGTGGCGAAAAGAAGTTCACGCAGGCCGAGCTTGACGCAGCCATTCAGTCGCGGCTCTCACGGGCTGAGAAGGCCGCGCAAAAGGCGCTGGCGAAGGAGTTGGGCTTCGACTCGGTAGAAGCACTCCAAGCGGCGCTGAAAAAGCCCGATGGAGGCTCCAAAGGCAAAGAAGGCGATGACAAGAAGACCGATCCGGCCGACATCGAAAAGCTGCTGGATGAGCGCCTGAAAGAGCAGAACGCGAAGACATATCAGCGCCTGCTCACTGCCGAGGTCAAAATCGTGGCGAATGAACTCGGGTTCGCCGACTGGGAGGACGCTCTGAAGCTCGCCGACCTGTCGAAATGCAAGGAAAACGACAAGGGCGAGATCGAGGGCGTGAAAGAAGCGCTCGAGGCGCTGGCCAAGAAGAAGCCGCACCTGCTGAAGCCAAAACCGGGTGCCGGCCGCTTCGGCGCCGACGTCCGCAACTCCCCGGACGAGAAAAAGAAGTCGCATGAGCGGCTGATCGAACTCGCGAAGAACCGCGGCGTCGTCACTAAACCCGAAAACGACCCGTGGGCACGAAAATAACGGAGGTGCATGAAGGATGCGACTGCAACCGAAGGAACAGTTCATCGTCGACGACGATTACGAAATCCTGGCGTCGCTGGAAGTCGTCCGCGAGGTGACGAACGGCATCACGATCGATTCTTCGACAATCACCGCCGACAGCAACGGCGACAAGATCATCAAGAAGGGCATGCCGATGGCGAAACTGGCCAACGGCAAATATGTGCCGTACAACCCGGCCGGCAACGATGGCAGCGAAAAACCGTCGGTCATCCTGAAACGGACTGTGAACGTCCGGGATGGCGACCACGTCGTCGGTGCTTACGAGGTGGCGAAAGTCATCGCGGCCCGGATTCCGGTCACCGTGGACGACACGCTGCGGCAGAAGATGCCGCATATCGTCTTTGCTTAATCTCAACAGAAGGGGATGAGGTGGAATCATGGCTGACGAACTGTTGATGCTTGAAGAAGCGCTGTCGGGCGAAGAACTGCTCGTATACGCGCGCAACCTTTCGATCCCGAGAGAATACCTGCACGAAACGTTGTTCCCGTCGCGTCAGACCGATGAACTGACGGTTGACGTCATCATGAGCGAAAACCGCCTGCCGGTCATGGCGCAAATCGCCGAGCTGGGTACGGAGACGCGCTACGGTTCGCGCGAGGGCATGAAGGGTCAACGGGTGGAAATCCCGAAAATTCAGCGCGGTCGCTGGATGGACGAAAAGCTGATCCGACTGCTCCTGATGGCTGGGCAAGGTGGCGGCCTGCGCCGGCAAGAAGTCGCGCAAATCGTACGCGAGCAACTGAACGACGCGCAATACTGCGTGGACGCCATCCGCGCGCGGAAAGAATGGGTCGCCATGCAGGCCGTTTCACTTGGCGCAATCAACTATGTTGAAGGCGACGTTCGCATCCAAGTCGACTGGGGCTACAAGCCGGAACAAAAACCCGAACTGTCCGGCACAAGCTTGTGGAGCAACACGACTGAGTCGAAGCCGCTGCAGGACATCCAAACCTGGTGGAACTACCAAGCCGACCGCGGTGTGCGGCTGACGCGCGCCTTCACGAGCCGGCAGGTGCTGTCGTATCTGCTGCAAAACCTGTCGCTGCGCCGGCACTACTTCGGCAACCCGAGCGGCACGGCGGAGCCGCCGCAACTCAACCAATCGCAGCTTGATTCCGTGATGGATTCGCTCGGTCTGCCGCGGATCATCACGTACGACACGCAGGCACGCGTCGAAGTGGATGAGCTGGCGAGCGGCAAACTCCAGTTCCAAACGGTCCGCATGGCGCCGCAAGACCGGTTCGTGATGCTGCCTGACGGCTCGCTCGGCAACTACCTGTGGGCGACGTCCACGGAGGAACTGGTCGACGGCATCGAGGCGGAAACCACGGGAGACGCGGGCATCTATGTGTTCCGCGATCTGGTGTCGAAGCACCCGCTGCGGATCCGCACGGTCGGCGTGAACCTCGCGTTCCCGGTGTTCCCGTACGCGGACTCCGTCATTTCGGCGAAGGTGATCTGATGAAGGGCGCCCTTCGGGGCGCTCTTTCTCACGAAAGGATGATGAAGCATGGATCTGAAAGTGAAAGGCGTCGTCAAACACGACGGCGTTTGGTACCAGCCGGGGGAAGTCATCAAGGATGTCAAACCAGACGATGTCAAGCGCCTTATTGATTCCGGTGTTGCGGAAGTCGTGGCGGAGCCGGTTGAACAGCAGTATCAGGCGGCAGAAAAAGCGTCGAAGGGCAAGGGAAGCAAGAAATCCGATGATGACGGCGGGTGATCGCCATGGATCGCCAACAAGTGGCTGATTGGATCGCGGACAACCTCCTTGATTCCGACATCTGGGACCGAGCGAGCGAACATAAGCAGACGGTCGCTGTCCGGCAGGCAGAGCGAAACCTCTCCCGCTGGTACCCGGACGCGAAGCTGACGGTTGAAATAGTCGCCTATCAGGCTGTGTGGGAACTCTACGGCGTCGATCCGGTGCTGAGATATCAGCGGCACAACGTCCGCTCGATGATGGACGCGGGCGAACTGGTCACTTATGCGAACGGTGAGCGACCGGTCATTGCCCCGGACGTCACCTCGATCCTCGGGACGCCGACTGGCGGGAACGAAGGTGGCCGACAGTACGGCGGTGCCCTCATATGAGCCTGTTTGGATACCCGGCGAAGGTGACGCACTACCATTCCGGCACTGACGAATGGGGCCGTCCGTTGCCGCCTGTCGCCACCGATAAGGCCGCGAAGGTGGTGGAGGAGCAGAAGTTGATTCGGAATGCTCGCGGAGAGGAAATCCAGGTCGCCTATGAGATCCACCTCGAGGGACCGAACGCGGTCAGTTTCGACGATACCTTCGAATACGTGAACGCGCTCGGCGAGACGATCACGGTTCACGTGCGGCACATCGAGGTCAAGAAGTTCATCGGAACCGACGATGTGAAGAAGGTGGTCGTCTATGGCTGAGAAGTTCGAGTTCCGACTGGACGGGCTCGATGCTATCGTAAGGTCGTTGGGTGAGATCGAACGCGCTATTGATGAGGGTGTCGACCAGACGCTGGTGAAGTTCGGCGCTAAAATCGTCCATGACGGCCGCCGGCTGGCGCCCATCGATTCGGGAGACCTCGAAGCCGCGATCAATGCCGGCGATGTTCAGCAGGAGGGCGGAACGAAGTACATCGACATCGGCACGAGCCCGGAGGTCGACCATTACGCCGTCGTCCAGCATGAGGGATTCATGCAGCGAAATGGCCGACTGATCGAGCTCACGCCGGGCGAGAAGACGAGAAGCAAGGGGCCGTACAACGGATACATGCCGGGGAAGAAGTTTCTTGAGAACGCCGTCAAGATGAACGCGCAGGCGTTCTTCGAGGAAATGGCCCGGGTACTGAAGGGGTGATTGAATGCTTGCGAGCGACCTGATTGCATATCTCACGTCCGCGGGCTTCACCGTGTATCCGGACCCGAACTTCATCCCGGCCAACCTGCCGGCGAACAAATATCCGTGCCTGTTCGTGTTCGGTACCGGCGGATTCGCGCCACATCCATATGTTCCGACGGAGCGCGTGACGTTCCAGATCATCATCAAGGGCAAGCCGTACAAGAGCGATCCGGCCAATATGAGCGCAGCTGAGGCGCTGGCAAAATCACTCATTCGACACCTGCACCGCAAGGCCAACTTCACGGTTGGCAGCGTGCAGGTTTTTTCGTGCCTGGCTTCTCAGTCCAACCCCATCCATCTCGGGAGGGACGAGGAAGACCGGCCGATGTACTCAACCAATTTCACTTTCTATCTGAGGGAGGCGTGAGAAAAGATGGCTGATGTGACGAAGATTTACGCCGGCCCCGCCATTTTCGAGTGGGGCGTCGATGAGGACGGCGAGCTTGAAAGCGATGGCGTCATCATCGACGTAACGCAGGGTGGCCTTACCTTCACGACGACGACCAGCTATTTCGAGCCGACCGTCGACCAGTTCGGCTCGGCGCCGGTGAAGTCGATCATCACGGGTATCGTCGGGGAAATCAGTTTCGAGACGCCCGACATCGATTTTGAAAAGGTTGTGAAGTTCAATCCGAACGCGGACAAGATCGTGGATGGTCTTGATCCGAATAAGGTCAAGTACGAGGTCTACGGCCTCGCGGGCAAAGAACTGCCGCGCCGGCGTGCCGTGATCAAGCCGGCCGGTGTGACCGACCCGAGTCGTTACATCTACATCGAAGCGTGCGGCGTCAAATTCGACATGAACGCACAGTACACCATTGACAACAACCTGCGTTTCAACATCACGGCTGCCGCGTATCCGAGCACGGACCCAGCGAAATTCGGCCTGCTCTATACGTGGGGCGACATCACGGCGACGGCATGATTCAGGGGCCAATTCGGCCCCTCTTTCATTCATCCCGAGGAGGGAAGTATCATGTTCACGATTCCGTTTTTGAAAACCGAGCGCGTGACGCTCGGCAAGAAGCAAGTTGAAATCCCGAAGCTTACCCGCGCCCGGCTGAAGAAGATGACCGAGCACATCGGCACCATTGGCGACTACCTCGTCAAGCTTTTTCTGACTCCCGAAAATGAGCGCGCGGTCTTCATCGTGGCGGCCGCTGACGTTGCGATAGATGAAATCTACGAGCTGACGTCGATCCTGAGCGACATACCGCTCGAATACCTGGACAAGCACGCCAGCCTTGCTGAATGCACGAACTTCCTGAAGCTGACTTGGGAAAGGAACGATATGAACCGGGCGCTGGGAAACTTGAACGGCCTGATTCCGCCGCTGGCCCGGCAGTTCGTGGAGAGCATCATCAAGCGGATGGATCAGGCCAGCGTATAACCCCGGATGAGTTCGTTCGGCGCTGCGCTGTCGCACTGGGCAAGACTCCGCAGGAGATCGAGAACGAGTATGCGTGGGTTGATCTGCCTGAATTGCTCAAGATTCGGAACGAGATGAAGGCGCGAGAATGGTTTGAACTGCTGGATGCCACGGTTTTTCCGCATGTGACGGATCAGAAGGCCAAGAAGTCGATCTTGGAGCGGTATAGAATCCGGCTGCCCAAACCGCCGCCGGCGTCGCCAAAGTCGGCGGAGGAACAGTATCAGGAGCTGCTTGCACGTATGAAAGCGGGTGGATGACATGGCGGTTGAAATTGGCGAACTGAGGGCGCGTCTTGTTGCTGAAACGAACCAGATGAAGCGCGAAATCCGGGCGGTCAAACAAGAGTTTTCCGACCTGGGGGCGGAGAGCAAGAAGACCGCGGCCGAGATGGAGAAAATCGCGCTGACTCGCGAAAAAATCGGGCATCTCACCCAAACACTGGACAACGTGAACGCCCGGATCGAGATCCAGCAGCAGAAGCTCGAGCGGCTGAAAAAAGCATACGACGCCACGTTCAACGAGGACAGGCGGTCGAGACTGCAGGAGCAGATCCTGAAGACGGAAGCATCGCTCCTCAAGCT